CATCTTGTGCTTGGCATTGAGTCGAGGTCAACATGTGGTGGGTTGTGTTGCGTAAGCGCACAATGTAAACTGTTGAAATGAAATGGAAAAGGATTAATGAAATGAAACACACACAGTTACTTAGATTTATGCGTGAAGACTTAGGTCTTCAAGGCTACTCGTATAAAGTATTAAAACTTGTAATGAAAACTAGCTCATCAGTTATTGCTGAGAAAATAGATCATCATCTTGCTCAAGAAATTATACATCAAGATGGTGAGCGTCATCCATATCATGCATATCGAAGAGAAGCATTCATGTATAAAGTAGCTGCACAATTCTTAGATTTATATCCGAATGAAACAATAGAGGAGTATTACCCATGATAGATATATATGATTGCTTCCAACGTACATGGTGGAAGGACAATCCTGATTGGCCTAATGGTTTACAACCACATGCTGGTGAAAAGAATTTCTATTTTAAGAATGCAGTTGGCAGTGAAACACATGCCTTCTTCACCGAGCAAGAAGCAATAGATTTTTGTAGACAATGGAACGACACGCATGATGCTGGTCGATATAGTCTCAAAGCAGAGTACCAAGACAGACCAGAAAGGGTAAGCAGATGAACATTACTATTATGAATGTAAGTAAAATTACACAAGTGCGTAAGATCTTCAAAGATTTTACCGCTCTTGAACTCAAGGTAACTGACACCAAAGGCAATGATGACTATATAACAATGCACTTTGACAACAACAAGCAGCTTATATGGGAGGCATTGCCAGATGACCAGCACAATTAAAACACCGCCGATGACACGGCAGCACTATGAATTTATAGCAGATCTGATGGGCCCAATGGTTGCTTGGCCTTCACATCTTATAGATATAGCTGATGCCTTAGAGAAAACTAATCCTAAGTTTGCTCGTAAGAAATTTCTTGATCGCGCAACTAAAGCATGGGAGGATAATCAAAACACAGGAGATTTACATGACACAATACCATTCTGAAGTTGTAGCTAAGTATAATAATTGTCCTGAGTGTGATGGTACTGGCGTGATAGTATACGCCAGCCTCAACGATGACATACCATTAAGATCATGCAATAACTGTAGCGGAAAGGGCTACGTTGAGATGGATGAACTTGACTGGCTTGAGTGATTGCTGCATAACCGCAGCATGATACAAAGTTATTGGGATATAATACAGGAAAAGCACAAGGGATTCGACATCCCTTTGCATAGAGTATTCATTAAGGCTGGACTGCCAACGTCAACGTACTATCGTACATTAAATGGCAGCACTGAATTAAGATATGATACTGCTGTAAAAGTTATGAGAATGATGGAGCTGATGGAAGGTGCGTATCCTACAAGCAAGGATAAGCGTAGACTGAATGCAAAAGTTTCCAAACTATAAGCAAGATACATATGTTACCACAACGTATGACGAAATGATTACAAGTCTGATTGATAGACGCAATCAATTAGGCATTTCACAAGAAGGTCTTGCATTTACTATAGGTTGTACGCCATCATTGATTCATAAGTGGGAGCAGTACAAGCGAGTTCCCTCGGGTTTCATGTTCGCTTGTTGGGTAGAAGCACTTGGCTGTCAGATCGAAATCAGCACGAAAGATATTGAATCAAGTAACATATCCTTGTGATGCTTGCGATCAACGCACTGAATTTTTTGTGCAGATCATGGCGACTACCAACCCAGCCACATATCATACCATATGTATGACCTGTTATGAGGAGCAAACATGGCAAACAAAAATAAGTCTAAAGGAATCTACCACGAAAAAAGATTCTGCGAATGGCTCGACAAAATCGGCATCGAAAACTACCGCGTCCCCCTCTCAGGTGCGCTCGGAGGAGAGTGGAGTGGCGACATCCACGTCACACTGGGCGGACGAAAGCTGGTAGCCGAGGTAAAGTACAGAGATAAATCTAATTTCCCTAGTCCATTTACTGTACTGGATGGCAGGGACATAGCCTTCTATAAAAGAAAGACAGGCAAACCACAGTCGTTGGTCATTATGCCAGCGGAATTATTTGAACACTTACTAGGAGAAACAAATGGAAAACCAAACGAAGATGATTAAAGCACACCTTGATCAAGGCAATTCTATCACAGCAATAGAGGCATTAGATATGTTCCGCTGCTTTAGGTTAGCGTCACGTATGCATGAGCTAAAAGAAAGTGGCTATCCTTTTATGAAAGAAATGGTTAAGGTAGATAGCGGCAAGTCTGTTGCTTGCTACACAAAAGTAAACCTCTAGTATGCTCAACTATACTAGAGGTTCAACAGGTAAGAGGACATTAAGAAATGGAAAGACCTAATGTACGCGGACATATTACTACGAGATGTTATTGATTGGCAAGTAAACAATCCTAATGCAAAATATATTTTGATTGTGCTTGCTCGTTACACAGATTTAAATGGTGAATGCTTCCCAAGCATACCAACTTTAGTCAAGACAACTGGCTTGAGTAGAAGCACAGTCATACGTGCTATCAACTGGTGCATAGATAACGATTACCTAACAAGAAAATCTGGACGTACTGGCGTAGCCAGTGTGTATAGATTCAAACATTTAATGGAGGATGATATGAAAGATACCCGTGTCACACAGACACCCCAAGTTATATCTAATGTAATAGATATTAATAGTAATAGTAATACTACTTGGGGTGTCACACAGACACTCCCCTTCGATGCGTTCTGGTCAGTGTACCCACGCAAGATAGCAAAGGGTCACGCTCGTAAGGCATTCGATAAGGCATGTAAGATTGCAGATCCTATTGCAATTCTTACTGCCGTTCAGAAATTTGCTGATGCTACTCAAGGCACAGACAAACAGTTCATCCCTCACCCTACGACATGGCTCAATGGCGAGAGGTGGGAAGATGATATAGAAGATGTTGCACCAAGCAACAGAACTAACACAGATTTCTTAGACGACATCATCAATGATATGTCACAAAAAAAATTAGCCATAGATAGGGAGTAACATATGGACTACACACAACGCACATCAATGATAGGTAGCTGGCTGCAAGGTATCTTAAAACGCTACACGCCACCATCTAGCATGGATCGTGACACACTCGGTCAAGAGCTGCAGCTCATTGTCGAGGACATCAACACTAATATACCTACGTCATTCGAGAAGATAGATCTCGAGGTCGTATTAAAAAAGATCGATGGTCACGTCCGACAGTATCAAGCTTCTCGTACGTGGCCGACAATCAAGACGTTTGTTATGTCAACGAAGACAGCTGTAGAAGAATACTCTCGCAATACCGAGAGCTTGAAGGTGACATCACAGAGCAATCTCGATGCAGCTATACTCATGGTCAAGCGAATCAAATCTGGCGGCGCAATACCAGATTGGATTCTCAACCCTGACTCTATCTATCGACAACGACTGCTGCTTGACACAGATCTCGTTGACTCAGACTTCAATAAATATCTTGATCCAACTGCAACAATGCAGTAGACAAGTACATATAAGAGGAGAATAAAAATGGAACGTAAAGGATTTATTGGCGGCAGTGACGCTGTCAAAATAATGAACGGCAACTGGTATGAGCTATGGCAAATCAAACGTGGCATCATTGAGCCAGAAGATTTGTCTCGCAAGGTAGCAGTACAGATGGGTATTACTACAGAAAGTATGAACCTTAGATGGTTTGAACATGAGTATAATAAAAAAATAATTAATGAGCAGCGTAAATATACACGCAAACATAATGGTGTGCCATATGCTGGTACAATAGATGGCCTCATTTGGACAGATCATTTGCAAGTTGAAGGACTCATTGAGGCTAAGCATACATTTGCACACAATACACTTGATAAAGTTTGTGATTATTACATGGCTCAAGTTCAATTATATCTGTGGTTATGTGATTCAGACGGAGTATATATGTCGGTACTATTTGGTAATAACAGATGGGAATGTTCATACATTAAAAGACATGACTCATATATAAGTGTAGTGCTTGATGCTTGCACAGATTTCTGGGCGCACGTCGAGAGTGGCGATGAACCCATTGGTCACGACCAACC